TCGCGCTCTGCTGCAAGCTCTGCCTTCAGCCGCCTGATCTCGATCAGGAAGGCCTGCGCTTCGCAGCTATGCTCACAGTGCGGTAGACCGGTGCGGCGGGGTGGGTGGGTGTAGAGGGGCGTGAGGTTGCGGATCATGCCTACCGGCACTTTTGGTTCGTACTCTGTGATTCTTGACTCCCATCGAGCGCCCTTTCCGTCACGAACGGTGGTTGCAACTTCGTACGCCCACGCCACCGGCTCTTGCTCCTGCTCCTCCTGCGCCAGCGCTGCCTTAACTGCGGTGATGGCTGCGGCAATCTTCTGCACATCGGCATCCATCTGAGCGTGTCGTTCCGGCCTGTATCCAGCCATAGCAGCGTGGTACTGCGCCGCTTCAGCCTGCGCCGAGTCGTAGCCGATTTCCAGTGCCTCCAGTATCATTTTCGCCACCGGCTCCTGCTCCTCCTGCGCCAGCGCGGTGCGGAGGGCTTCTTGTGCTCGGTCCCTATCGGCGCACATCTGGTCGTACCCCTCAGGGCTACAGCCGATCCAGTCCAACGCCTCCAGCGCCTGCTGGGCGGCTTCGCGTAGCGTGCTCATACCACCACCTCCGCAATCACCAAGGCAAGCATCACGGCCACGGCAGCGATCGCCGTAGCCTGCACCAGCGCAGACGGCTTCGGCCTGGGCCACAAATCCGGCGTCGGGGTGGATGCCTCGCGGTACGGGCAGCAGCGACCCTGCTGGCACAGGCCGTCGCAGCACTGGCGGTCACGCAGCACTGTGGGCTCGGTGCCGTCGGTGAATTCGATGTCTCGGTATTGGGTCATATTCCCTCCGCTTTGGCGATGGCGGCGTTCAAGCGGTCGACGATGCCGAGTGGAACGTCGTATTCGCTCCAGTACGCTGCGGATTCTGCGAGTTCCTTGCAGACGGACAGCAGTTCCGGTGCTGCGGAAATCAGACGGGCGTTTTGCTCGTTGCTGATGTCGGTGCAGACTTCCGGCACGTCGTAGACGGTTGTCCCGTAATCGAACCCGCTTCTGGACCGAATGGTCCACGGGCCCGGCGTGTGCTTGCTCATATTCCACTCCACCAGATTGCAGCCAATGTTCCAACAGCCACGCCGACCAGCGTAGCCAACACGATGCGCCCCCAGCGGATGCGCGGCGGCGAGCACTCGATGCAGTACGGGTGCCGATGCGGCCACGCCTCTAGCACGGTGCGGGGGTGGCGGCGGGTGGTGGGGTTCATGCGTTACTCCTCGCGCGGATGGCTGCGGCGATGTATTTCGGATGCTGCACGTCCATGCCTTCAACCAATTCGGCGCAGGCTTCGCGCTCTGCTCTTGCTCCGTTTTCGCGCTCTGCTTCCATTGCCAGCTTGATTGCAGGCATCGAAGCCGCAGAGATGCGCTTTTGAAACGCAGCAGCAAATCGCTGGAAATGAGCCTCGTCGCCCCAGCGCTGGCCAGAGGTGTCGTTCATCAGCATGGCGATTTCGTCGCGGGTCATTTCTTGCTCCTCTCTGCCAGCATGGCGTCGGCCATGCGGTAGGCGTCTGCGGCGACCATATTCCATCCAATGCTTGACTCAAGTTCCCTATAGATCTCGCACCAGTTAGCAGCCAGCAAGCCCTGCATCGCCTTCGCCGCGAAGTAATCGCGCAGGGTCATGCCGTCATCTTCCATAGTCGGAAACGCCGGTCCTCCGGTATCTTTCATTTCTGCTGCTCCTTCTCAAACGCCTCGATGTCCTTCAGCCAGTAAAACACTTTCAATGGCCCCAAGCGGAACCACTGCGGCCCGATCCCGCGCCGACGCCAATCCCGCAGGGTCGGCTCGCTAATGCGCAGGCGCTTTGCGACCTCTGCGGTCGTCAAACGCACTGGTGTTTCCATCAGATCACCCCCTCTTCTGCCTCGATGATCTCGGGCTCTTCGCGGGCTTGGCGCTCGCGTTCCATCTCGGCTTTGATCTCGTCGACGCGCTTCTTGGCGGCCTCAACCACGCGGGTGCGGTCGGCGCCCTTGGGCATGCGTGAGATGTCGGCCCGCAGGAGTTCCATGCCCTCGATGGTGGCGGTCAGCGAAATACGCTCCAGCAGCGATTCGACGTCCACGACGACCTTTGCCATCTCCACGGGCGCTGCGGGCGATTCTGGGGCGTTCTGACGCGCTTGGGGGGCGTTGCGAACGGGCTCCATGTCTTGCACCTCCTCGGGGGTGTAGGTGCCGACCACGACGCCTGGGAACACGGTGCGGATGCCCTCAGAGATGCAGCGCGAGCGCAGCATCTGGCGGGGATAGGAGCGCCACGTCGGGTTCTTAGTCAGGCCCGCATCCTGCGCCATCTTCGTCGTCCACGCGACCTCGACGCTGCCGCCAGACGGGTGCGAGAACTTGCCGACGACCTTGGTGTCGGTGTACTCGCCCCACTCCACCTTGCCGCCTGCGGATTGGAAGCGGGCCAGCATAGCGTCAGCACGCAGGGCGGGGCGTCCATTGATGACGTGGTAATCACGGGCGGCGATCGCCGGGTGCAGGCCCTCGGCTTGGGCGATCAGCATTAAAGCCATCGCCTGGTCCGGGGTTTTGACTCCGAACAGGCCCGAGCGGGCGACGCTCAGAGCCATGCGTTCGATTTGGTCGACGGGTACGAGTGCAGTCATATCAATCTCCAAAATGGGGCGGCTTCCCGCCCCGTGGGTTCAGTCAGTCAGGCCGGCGGATTCGTCGGCGGGTGCGGCTTCGGGCAGGCCGACGGTTTCCACCATGACGCCAGAGGCCATCAGCGAGATGATGTCGTCGTGCGTGGCGGGCGCGATCACGAACTGCGGCGTGACGTGGCGCAGCACGTCTGCTGCGGTGTAGGCCCGCACCAGTCGCTCGTTGCCCTCCGCGTCCATCACAGTCCAGGCCTTCAGGGTGCGCACATAGGGGCGCTTCTTCGTATCGGTCATTGTTTGCTTTCCGCGAGACGCCGCAGCGCCTCGACTTGGGTGCCGACCTGCTGCAGAAAAGACGTGATCCGGGCTTCCAGGTCGGCGATGAAGCCAGGGTCACGTTGGATGCGCTGGACGTGCAACTGCAGCGCCTCGGGCATCCGGGGGTCGTAGGAAACGAAATCGCACCACTCGCGGCCAGTGATCCACATCTGCCCCTGCACCTGCGAAATGTGATCTGCCGGCATGCCGTTGAGCAGCGTTTCGATGTGGTTCGCGGTGTTGAACGGACACTTGATCTCAATCAGCCCGTCCCAGTCGATCAGGCCGTCAGGCGAGCAGCCCGCCATCAGGGTGTCGTGGCAGACGAACCCTGTTTCCTCCACGATGCGCCCGGTGGCGCGCTCGTAGGCGGCGCGTGCTGCGGGCTCCTGCTCGGTGCCCCAGGTCATGGCCGCGCTCTGAAAGCGCTGGATCGGCTGCTGCGTCAGGCGCTCCACGACGAGTTCTGTCAGGTAATCGCGCTGGGCCTGCGCTGGGGCGCCGGATTTCAGCGCGGCGATCGCGTCGCGGAACCGGGACGCCGTGGCCTTGCCCAGGCGGGCGGCGTACCAGTCTTCAGACCGCTGGGTGTCGGTTTCGAGGATCATGCGTTCTTTTCCTTCAGCGCTTGTTCGATGGCGCGGGCAAATTCTTGCGGGCCCATGCGTTTGTGATAGGTGTCGTGGATTGACTGGATTTCTTTTTCCGTCAGTCCCTGCCACTCACGCGGCGGAGGGTCCAAATAAAGCGGATAGACCGCAGCGCCATAACATCTTTTTGCCTTTTCGCGCGCACCTTTTTCTGTCTTGTAAAGGCATCCGCCATGAACTATCCAAGCAATCGGATGATGTTCCAAATTCTTTGTGCGCCGCCTGTCGGCATCGCGCTGGGTGGCGGTTTCGAGGATCATGCCCCCACCCTCGACACGGGCTCGATCTCCACGCCGGGGCACACCTGCTCGATGCGCCAACGGATCATGGCCCGCTGCACCATCGCCAGGCCCTGCAGACGCCCGATCTGCTGGGGCGTCGGGGTGGCGGTCAGGTCGCACAGTCCGTCGAGGATCACGTAGAGATCCATCAGGTCGTTCGCATACATCTTCATCGTCTTCTCCTTAGTACAAGTGGTCCGCATCATCGAGATCCTTCTCGGGCGGCTCAAAGTTGTCATACCGGCGCGAGTCGTAGATGTCCCACGCCTCGTTTTCTATCCTGTCGTTCATCGAAGCGGCTGCGCGTTCGCGCAACTGAGCGGCGGCCGCTAGAACCTGCTGATCCGTGCCGACGAACAGCGCCACCAGCAGAGCGCGCGTGCTGGCCTTGGGCGCGTCGAGCTTGCTGACGTCGATGCTGACGTCCGGGCCGTTGCCCAGCGCCTCCGAAAGCCACTCATCCAGGTCGATGGCGTGCGAGAACACGCGCCGTTGCGCCTCGTCGTAGACCTCCTCGGGGAGGTCATAGGATGGCGTCCTCGGGTCGGCGGGGTGGCCGTAGTAAGGACCGTAGTCCGGGTCGTAGGATCCGAAGCGGGGTTCGTGTCGCATCTGTCTGCTCCTGTTGTGTTGACGACAGCGCAAGTGTAGGCCCACGCCGACAGCCGCGTCAAGCGCAGAATCGCAGATTCCCGACAGATTTAGCGGGGATTTCGGCGTGGTGCGAAAGCGGGGATATGATCGCGTCCCACGCCGACGGATCGGCCACAGGAGCAGACATGGATGAGATCGACGAGAAGCTGGCGCGACTGCCGGCAGACTTACTGAAGCGCGTGAGGCCGCGCGTGGTGCAGGAGGGCGACTGCTTGATCTGGACCGGCATGTGCGCGTATAAAACGCGCGTACCGAGGATCGCTGAGGTGCAGCCCAACGGCAAGCGGGTAGGCGTGTCGCTGCGGCGCGTCATCTTCAATGCGACGAGCAAGCGGCAGGCGAAGAGCCAAGTCGTCACCAGCACCTGCGGCAACTATCGGTGCGTCAACCCGGCGCACCTGATCGCCACCGATCACTCGGGCGTGATGCGGATTGCGATCGAGCACGGCAAGATCAACCACGCGCGGCGCTCTGCACTGGCGGCTACGGCATCGCGCAAGGCGGTGAGCAAACTGACGGAGGCCGACGTGCTGCGCATCCGATCGTCGCGCGAGCCTGCGCGACTGCTGGCGCAGCGGTTTGGCGTCAGCCGATCAACGATCAACGGCATCCGTTCCGGCAGGCGGTGGCGCAATGTGGATGTGTGGTCCGCAGTTTTCTGGAGGTTGGCAGCATGAGCGGCGGCAGCATGAATCACATCTGGCTTGAGTACGAGGGGAATTTCCGTCAGGACACACCAGAGCGCAGGGTGTTTGCCAAGCATTTTGAACTGGTGATCAAAGCCCTGCGTGACATCGAGTTGGTGGACAACGGAGACTGCAGCCCCGGTGACGAAAACGCAGCGATCCGCGCATGCCTGGGCGACGCAGTGATGCTGGCCACAGTGCTGGAGATGGCGAAGGAGGCGGTTGCCACGTTGCAGGCCGAGATCGACAGGGTGGAGGCGAAGCGATGAGAGGCCGTCGCACACTCCGCGAGGTGATGACCGATCACCAGCGCACCGAGGACACGCTGGCGGCTCTGTGGGGCAAGCCGCGACGGGAACTGCCGATTCCGGCAGAGCCGAAGAAACGCGCCCCAGCGAAGCCCAGCGGCGAGCCGACGGAAGCCGAAATCCTGCGCGCCATCATCCAGTTGCTGCACCGGCATCCTCGCGTGGCGCAGTGCTGGCGGCAGAACTCCGGGACGTTTCAGGAGCGCAACCGGGACGGCTCGACGCGGTATATCCGCGCGAACACCGCTCGCGGCATGAGCGACATCATGGGCGTGCTGCGCGACGGCCGCACGCTGGCGATCGAGGTGAAATCCCGCATCGGCCGCATGCGCCCCGGGCAGGAGGAATTCCTGCAGACGATCCGGCAGGCCGGTGGTGTGGCGGGGGTTTGCCGCAGTGTCGAAGACGCGCAGCGGCTGCTGGGGGACGTATGAGACCCCAGCGCGAAGAAATGGAGTTGCGCATTGAGCGGGCAATGGTGCGACTTAGCAGAGAGCGATACCTTTCGCAGTTGGAAGTCACGGCAACTGTGCGCAGGCTTGCCGATTGTGCGCAGAAGAAATGCGAGGGTCGCATCCGAGCTAAGTACTGCTTGCCGCCTGGAACTGAGTTCTACGGCATGCTGATGGGTCGGCCTCCGTGCAATCCGTTCGATGCGGGAGCCGGATTTCTGCTGACGAATCTCAATCGCATCTGCAAGCGAAAGAACAGAAAAGCGCGCGCAGAGATGGAAATCCTGCGCTTTCATTTGAAGGAAGGAGATTACAAGTGGCTGAGGCACCGATGACCTTTGGCGACGTTCGCCGCATGATCATTCAGACCATCGTTGAGTTGCGCGAGGGACATATGCCCGCGCATATCGGCATGGCGATTGCCGCGAACATGAAGGTGCTGAACGACAACGTTCAGGTTGAGATCAACGCCGCGAAACTCGCGCTGCAAACTGAGGAAAGGGCACACCAGTTCGGCCGTGTCGTCCGCATGGGCCAGCAGTTGATCGGCAACGAGAGCGAGCATGTATGAGAAAACGCTCCTCCTACCGCCCGCGCGGCATCAACCCGACAGCCCACCTGATGGCAATCCACGGAGCCGCCCTGCTCTCACGCGACGACCGCACCGTCTGGGCTCTGCAACTGCGCGGAGCCCTCGACGCAGTGCGCGAGGCGCGGGCGACCAAAGCGCATTGGGATACGATCTTCGACAGCGTGAACCTCGCCGAGGAACTCACGCGCATGCGCTTGGCATCGGATCCGTCAGGCGTGATCCGTGACGCCCAGCAGGCGTGCGCGGACATCATCCAGCGCATGCAGACCACCGGCACGCGGGCGGCACGGGCGGGGGAACTGGCAGCACTGTGGGATCTGGAGGCGGCGATGATCGATATTTTGGCCGGCATCACCCACGCGGAGCGGTTCCGCGCCGAGGAGCGGATCCGGGCTCGGACCGCGGCGGCGCTGGCTGGCGGGATTCCGGGGGCGACGGTGATCGACGCGCAATTTCTGGAGGAGACAGCATGAACAAACTCGACTTCTCAGCGCTCGCGCAGCGCCTGCTCATCAGCGCCGACACCCTCGTCCCCCAGTGGCTCACAGGCGGCAGGCGCAGGGGCCACGAATGGGTCTGCGGCGACCTGGCGGGCGGCGAGGGCGATTCCTGCAGCGTCAACCTGCTGTCGGGCCGGTGGGCCGATTTCGCCACGTCTGAGCGCGGCGGGGATCTCATCAGCTTGTACGCCGCGATCCACGAAATCAGCATGGGCGAGGCCTACCGCGAACTCAGCGACGAGGCGCCGGCATCCGACGTGCCGGCCAAGCCGCAGCGCCCGGTGAAACCGCAGCGCGCGGTCATCACGCCAGTGCCCGCAGAGTCTGCCGATCACGACTGCATCCACCCCGTGCTGGGGGCGCCGTCGCAGCGCTGGACGTATTACGACGGCAACGGGGACGTCCTAGGCTACGTGGCGCGGTACGATCCCGAGGGACAGCGCAAGCAGATCGTGCCCTGGACGTTCAGCGAGGACGGCTGGGGCATGGGCCAGTGGCCGGCACCTCGACCGCTCTACCGCCTGCAAGAACTGGAAGCCCGCCACGAAGACGCCGTGCTGATCGTCGAGGGCGAAAAAGCCGCAGACGCTGCCGCAGCGCTGGCGGGCTCGCCTTACGTCGCCGTGACCTGGCCCGGTGGTGCGCAAGCTCTCGGCAGGGCAGACTGGCAGGTGCTGCGCGGACGCAGGGTGCTTCTGTGGCCGGATGCCGACGAGGCGGGCGTGGCAGCGATGCAGCGGCTGGGGGAAATACTGACGCCTATCGCCAGTGAGATAAAGGTCATCGACGTGACCGGTCAGCCCGAGGGCTGGGACTGCGCGGACAGCGGGTGGACCCGGTGGACGGCGGCGCGGTCGTGGATCGCACCGCGCACCAGCGTGCTGCGGGGCCCGGAACCGCCGGCACCGCCAACGGGGCCGAAGCCCGAGCCCGAGGCGGATGCCGCAGAGAAAGCCGTGCAGGCGCGAGACGTTTCGACGCTGGAGCCGAGCGAATGGTACGCGCGCTGGGCGTACATGATGCCGGATGACGGGTTTTTCGACCTGCAGGAGCGTACAGAGGTTTCCCGATCAGCATTCAACGCGCTGTACCGCCACCAGCGCTGCACGTCGATCCATCCGGGTGCGAGTGGCGGGGCGCGGCGGGTCGATGCCGCAGTGTCGTTCGACGAAAACAGGTTAGCGATGGGCGCCCGTATTCTCGCGGGCGCCACCTACGCACCGGGCGCTGCCAGTCTGTGCGAGCACCAGGGCCAGGTTTTCGGCAACAAATGGCGCGACGGTCGACCGAAAATCCTTGACGCGATCGACCCGCAGCCGTGGCTGGATCACGTGGAGCGGCTGATCCCCGAGGAGTTTGAGCGGAATCATCTGCTGGACGCGTTTGCTTATAAGGTCCAGCATCCAGGCGTGAAAATCAATCACGCGCTACTCATCGGCGGCGTGGAGGGCGCAGGCAAGGATTCGATGATTGCGCCACTGCTGTACGCCGTTGGCGGACCGCATAAACTGAATTGCGCATCAGTCGAAACCGAAGAACTGCAACAGCAGTGGGGATACTATCTCGAAAACGAGGTCATTATCTTCAACGAATTGCGGCAGTCTGAAGCAATCGACCGCAGGGCATTGCAAAACCGGCTAAAGCCCATCCTCGCCGCACCGCCTGAACTGCTGACGGTGCAGCGAAAAATGATGCATCCAATCCAGGTGCGCAATCAGGCGTTGGTGCTGGCGATGACCAACTACCGGGACGCGATCAATCTTCCGAGCGAGGACCGGCGCTGGTTTGTGCTCTGGACGCATGCCCCCAAGATGCCTCAATCTGAATCCAGCAAACTCTGGCAGTGGTTCCACACTGGAGGCCTGCAGGCCGGTGCGCTGTACCTGCGGCAGCGTGACGTCTCGAAATTCTTGCCGGCGGCAACACCACCATGGACGGAGGCGAAAAGCATCATGGTGAACACCGGGCGCAGTGCAGCCGAGGCGTGGCTCATCGAGCGCATCGAAAAGCGGATCGAGGAGTTCCGCTTGGGCCTGCTGTCCGGTCCGTGGCAACCAGTGGTCGACCGCCTGCAGAATCAGGCGCCGACGCATATCCGGCTGAACCTGCAGGCGCTGCAGCATGCGCTGGCGGAGGCTGGGTGGACTGATCTCGGCCTGTGTGCATCGCGCTCCAATCCGGGTAAACGCCATATATGGGCTTCTCCGGACTGGCGCGGCAGCAAATCCGACGCGCGGGACGCGACGGAGACGCATCTGGCATCCAGGCCGGATGTCAGGCCGTTCTATCGGGCCGGGTGAGGTAGGCTAAAAAAATGCCCCGAGGAGACTAGCTCGACTCGGGGCGAAGTCGCCAGGTGCGCGACAAGGAGGAGACAGCCAACCGACGTAAGACGCGTGCCCTACTCGATGGCACGCGCATTATAGATCGAGTGCGAGCGCGAGCAACAGCGCCAGCAGGACAGCCAAGGCGGCGAGAATCATTTTTCGGCCTCCTGCTTCGCTTCCGTCCAGTCCATCATGGCGTTCAGCGGCGCGTGCCGCCAGGATCCGAGCGCGGCGCGCACGGCCTTATCCTCCGCGTCATGCCAGACGGCCACCGCGCGACGACTGAACAGGCCACCTGCAGTCATGCTGACGACGTGCTTCCAGCACTGCGCGGGCTCCAGGTCGGCGGCGCGGAACACCGCATTGGCGGCAGCGCGGGCAGCGGATAGCTGGTCGGCAGACAGTTCGATATTTTTGAACGATAGCATCATCGTTCTCCCGTAGCGGCTCGGATGACGTCCAACGCATAAGCCAGGTCGTCGTCGTCAGCCGCAGGATGCGTCAGGCGCTGCAGGGCGCGCAGCATCTGCGGCGCGGCGGCAATCAGGCCGGCATTGGCGCACTGTTCCACAGTGCCGCCCTGCGGTGGCCATAGTGCGATTCGCGCGCCTTTGTCGTCGGTGGCCATCGTGCCATCGGGGCAGGATGCGGTCATGTGCCACGGTCCGGGGGTGTGCATTTTCGGTTCTCCATCACTGCACGACAACGAGCGAGCCGTTGCCGTATGGCCGTTGGGCGCCAGTCCAGTTGGCGGCAATGCTGGCAATCCGGCCGTCAGCGATTGACAGCTCGATGTATTGGATCTTGCAGGGCCAACGGTACGACCGAGGCACAAAGCCGGCGCCAGCGTACACGCGCACGCGACGCTTGGCGCCAGGCGCGGCACGCAAGGCCATGCGCACGCGGGACCAGTCGCACGCTCGGCGCGTGCGGGAGGTTTCTGCAATCAGGGACGCGCGCAGCGCACGCAACTGGGGGCGCAAATAGAACATTGTCGTATCTCCAGGTCAAAACAGAGCCGGGTCGATATCAGCCGGCGGGCCCGCAGGAGCGCGCACAGGGCGCGATCCGGGCGGGAGGCAGGGATAGTCCAGCAGGCGCGCAGGGAACGGCCACACGGGCCGATTCTGAGGCTCTGGCGGGGTTTCATGGGTTAGCGGTTGCATTGGCGCCCTGAGTAGCCTTCAGTGTTCACAGGTTCGCCTGCCGCAGCGCGCCTGTCTGCGCTGTGCCAGGCGATGGCCTGCGCGATGGCGTCGAGCTTGCGGCGAGTCTGCGGCGTGTACAGATACAGGCCTTTGGCGCGATTGGCGGGATCATCGCGCAGGGCTTGCGCCATCGCCACAAGCTCGGGCGTAGTGTGGCGCTCATAGAGACGAACGGCGTTCATGGTCAACTCTTTGAATTTTTCTAAGGGTTCACAACAACCCACGCTCAGCAAACGACACGCATGTGTCGCCGACGACGATATGGTCCAGCACGCGCACGTCGACCAGCAACAGCGCATCTTTCAACGTGCGGGTCAAGTACTCATCAGCGCGCGACGGCTCTGCGCCGCCGGACGGGTGGTTATGCGCCAGGACGACGGCGGCAGCGTTCAGCGCGAGCGCTTCCTTGACCACTTCGCGCGGGTAGACGCTGGTCTGCGCAAGCGTGCCGCGAAACAGGGTGCGCGTTTCGATCATGCGATGGCCCTGATCGAGGAACATCACAGCGAACTCCTCATGGCCGGCAGCGCTTGCCGCAGCGAAATGCAGCCGCAGGTAATCCTTGACGGCGCGCGGCGAGTCCATCACGGGGCCGGTGCGGATGCGAGCGTCTAGGATCCGCAGGGCATGCGCCAGGATCGCATCTTCGCGGCGCGCGACGGCACCGGGGCCGGTGTCGGCGTCCAAGCGGTATGGGGCGGGGTCCTGCTGGCGGGCTTGGGTTTTCGGCATGGTGTCTTCTCCAGTATGTGCCCCGAATCGGGGCGTATCCTAGAACCCCCGGCGGGGGCTCCTGGGCGCGGATCAGGCCGAGGCTTTCGGGTAGACGCGGTACACGCCCTGGCACCGGCGCTCTACGCGATAGCCGCGGGCCTTGGCTGCGCGGATCGTTGACTCATTGAAGGGCTTGTACTTGCCGGTCTCACAGTAGGCATAAGTGACGTCCTTTCCGTACTTGCCTGCGCCGATGTTGGCGAGGACGGCCTCGAGTTGCGTGATGGTGTTTTGGGTCATCATGGTCTTTCCTCTCGTCAGGCTTACAGTCCGAGCGCCACCAGGGCGCCCAGGGCGATGCCGAGCGCGATCGCGAACAGGGCGTCGGCGAGGGTGAACGGGGAGTCTTGCATCATTCCCCCTCAAGCCGCGCCGCGGCATATTCAGCGCCGATCATGTCAACCATGATTAAGCGGGCTCGGTATTCTGTTTCGTCGCGCCAAGCGGCGCCGATGATGCAAGCGTCGGCATCCTGCGGCTGTCCGTAGGACGGGCAAACAGCCCAGCGTGGCGTGTGGCGGTCGTCACGCCACAGGGTCACGCCGCTGTCGGCGTGCTCTTCGATCAGGGTCCAGGTGTCGTTCATCGTCTCAGCTCCAAGTGAGCCGGCATCGGCCGGCGGATGAATCATCGGCGCGCTACCTGACGCCAGGCTTACGCTGCGCACGCATTGCGGCGCGGTCAGCGGCGATTACCCGCAGCGCAGAGGACGAGTCTTCGCGCGTCAGCGTCGCGCCTGCACGCTCCAGGGCCGCATACTGTGCGGGGATCTCTTTCGGCCTGCCGAACAGGGCCGCCATTACCGGCTGGCGGGCCGCGTCGGCCTGATCGGCCACGGCCAGGGCTTGACGTTTCGCGGCCCAATCGCGCGCGGCGATGGCTTGCGCCGCAGTGCAGACGGCCGCGCGGTAGATCGCATCCCAACGGGCCGCGTCGGCCTCACCCTTGACGCGGGCCGCGTCGATACGGGCGTCCATAGCCACGTCAGCAGCGCGAGCCCGCGCGGCCTCTGCGGCCTCAAAATCAGCCTGCGACAGACTAGACGCTACCGCGCGCCGGTAGCGGGCTTCCCCCTCCTGCGAGGGGGCCGAGGGTTCGGCCCAGTGTGTCATTCCGCCACCTCCACACGAACCCAATCGAACCCGAAACCCTCGGGCAGGGTAACGCAACCCTCTGGCAGGCGCCCGCCGCGCAGCTGGGCGACGTACAGGACGTCACCGGCCTGCAGGGTGACGCTAATGCGCGCCATCGGCACGCCGAGCACGGCCGCAGTGTCGGCGTGGCCGACGCAGGAAATCAGGTCGGCAGTGTCGGGCCGTTCGCACGCCGACAGGCGCACGAAGGCCAGCAGGTGCCTCGGCACCATGCCGAGGGAAAACGCATTTCCGATGTATCTCATCTTCGTCTACTCCAGTGTGAGCCGGCATCAGCCGGCAGAGACAGTATCAGGGCCTATGCTTACGCGGGGCTTACGCCGCCGCCTGCAGGCGCGTGAAAAACCCGCGCCCGTGGTTCATGCCGCCGCAGGAACATTCGCACGTGCCGTTAGGCTTGCCGCCCATGCAGCGGGCATCGCATTCGTGCAGCGATGCAAAGCGCTTGTACTCGATAGCCCGCTCCACGGGAAGCTTCCGGCCGTCAGCAGTGACGCCGACCAGGCGGCTGTAGCCGTCGATCCAGTTCGCTTTCGACGTCACGCCGCCCAGCGCATCGAACTGCGCCTTCGGCGCGCCCCATACGCTGACCAGCTGGTCAGAGCCGTGAAAATATCGGATCTTCGTGGTCATCGTCTTCACTCCTGTCTGTTATCGGCGCGTCAACCGCACCCGCAGGCCCCGCACGCGGGGCTAGCGGCTGGGGTCTTATTCGACTGCGATCACGATCTCGATGACGTCGTCATCGGCAACCTGCAGGTCTGTCCAATACGCGCCCGGATAGCCCGCAGTGAACGCGTGAGCGGCGTCCAGGTCGGCGAACGTGAGCATCATCGTGCGCGCGGTGTCGGCGCCTACGTTCACGATCTCGATCCGTGCTTCCATCGTCTCTCTCCAGGTTCAGCGCCGGGGATCGGCGCCACGGATGCATCATCGCGCGGGATCCTTACGTGAACCTTACAAATCCGGGGCGTTGTCGCGTATTGTTGAAATCGTGGTGAGCGCGTTGTCGAAGCCTCTCCTACTGTTGTCAATGTTGTCATGCAACCATAAAAGCATAGCGAATGTTTCGAGTTGACAGCTGCAATGGCGTTGTCGTGACAACATTGACAACATGACAACGGGAATCGGCGTTGTCGATGTTGCAGTCCGAAAAAGATCCCGGATGGACTCGCGTTGTCACGACAACATTGACAACATTGACAACGCTCGGGAAAGCGTCACGTTGGGTTTGCGTAACGCTAGCGTGACAGTAACGCGGTGCGATAGTACGGAACCCTGCGCCTGCGCGCTGTCGGCATGACCAGTTCGACCAGGAGCGGGTGCCGATCGAGCGCGATCAGGGCCAGCCGTAGGCCGGGAGCGGATAGGGAGGGGGGTATACCCATCGAAACGACTCGCGGCGTCAACGAAAACGGAGCCCCCGGAAAAACTTTTATTTTTCGCGCAAAAATCCCGCTTCGCACCGCATTTCACTGGGTGCTATCATCCCCCCATGTTCCGAGATCTACCGATCCGCGCCCGAGAGCTAAAAGCCACCCCTGCGGTGCTGGAGCGCATTTACGAGGGTGCCAGGCTCGGCCTGAAAGGTGAATCGCTGGCGCTGGCTGCGGGCTTGCTGCCGGAGGAGTTTGCGCGGCTGAAGCTGATGGATCGCACTGCGGA